GCGGAATATGACCAGAGCACCAAGCGCACTCCGACCTTCGGCAGCGTGACGCTCAAGGCATTCACTTACCGCACCCCGATCATCCCGGTATCGCTGGAACTCCTGCAGGACAGCGCATTCGATCTGGACGCGCTCCTCAGCCAGCTGCTGTCCGAGTCCTTCGGTCGTGGTGTCAATGAGCACCTCACCACCGGATCCGGCACTGGCCAGCCCAGGGGTATCGTCACTGCGGCCACCGCCATCGAGAATGGTGCTGCTGCCGGGGCTATCACCCTCGACAACATCATCGACCTGATTGCCGGGGTGGATTCTGCCTATGCAAAGACGGGCAAGTTCATGTTCAACCACAAGACCCTCTGGGCTCTTGCGAAGATCAAGGACACCCACGGCCAGTACATCTGGCAGGAGAATGCCCGCGTTGGCCAGCCGGGTACGATCTTCGGCAAGGGCTATGTCATCAACGATGATGTGGCCGATATCGGAGCCGGGAACGCCTCCGTGCTCTTCGGTGATCTGTCGAAGTACAAGATCCGTCTGGTGAAGGGCTTCCGCGTGATCCGTCTGAACGAGCTGCTGGCGGAGTATCTCTCCATCGGCCTCTTCGGATTCGCCCGCGTTGACGGTACTCTCATCGATGCCGGAACGCACCCGGTGGTGAAACTCGTCCACGCCTCCTAAACCTCAATCTTCTCTCAATATCTATGTCTCAGTCCCTGATATCACTTGAAACGGCACACGCACACCTCCGTCTGGGAGATGATACTTCGCTCGATTCGCTCGTGGCGGACTATCTTGAGATGGCCATCGGCATTGCGGACGATTACACCAATCGGAAACTCTGCGATGAGTTCACCTCGGAAGACCTCCCTCCGGCAATCAAGGCCGCTCTTCTTCTGATATTGGGGACTCTTTTTGACAACGAGGCCGATACCGTTATCGGTCGCTCCGTGGCACAGATCCCTATGACTGCGGAAAAACTCCTCCAGCCTTGGAGGATCCATCCTTACGGGGAGGGAGAGGGGGAAGAACCTCTGCCTTCCAATGTCCGAGTTCGAATCATAAAACTGCCCGAAGATGTTTGATCACCGCATTGAAATACATGCCTTTCTGGAGATCCGGGACGAGTACAACGACCGCACCAAGCGTCTGGATTTCGTGGCCGAGGCGTATGCCCAGCGCACGGAGTTCGGAGGCCGGGAGAACATGTACGCATCCCGTATTGTCCACGAGAACGAGGTGATTTACACCATCCGCTGGCGGAGCCACATCCTGCCGGGAATGTACATCAAGGACGGAGATGACCTTCGGAAAATCGTAGGAACGCAGGAAGAGGGGCGGTATTGGCGGCTCCATATCCGTACCGTCAAGACCGATGCAAAAGACCTAAGCGGCAATGTTGACACTGAAGGTTAACGGATACCAGGAGGCCAAGGAGATCCTCGATGAGCTGCCGAACAACATGCAGAAGAGAATGCTGCGCTCGGCCCTCAAGAAATCTTCAAAGCCTTTTGTCAAGGGAGCCCAAAGCCGAGTCCCGGTGAAATCCGGAACGCTTAAAAAGCAGCTCAAAGTGGTCTCATACCGGGACAAGTCTGCGCCCAAGACCGAGGTGGATGTCGCTGTGAAACATGTCTTTGCCCGGAGCAAGAAGAAAAAGGCAGTCAACGAGTATTACGGAAAGTTCGTGCATGAGGGGACGCGGGATCCCCGGTACCCCAAGAAGAAAGGCGGGGTGCTGGTCTTCACCCTCCCGAATGGCGACAAGGTGTTTGCCCGGCATGTCCGGGGACTCAAACCCCGGCCGTACATCGAAGAATCATACAACGAAAACTACGATAAGGTGGTGTCGGGATTCGGAGATGAACTTGCTGAATCCGTAGAGAAGTTTGTGAACAAGAACTTTAAACCCGCGAAAAAATGAGCGATTTCAAAACGGCCCTCATCGAGGTTATCGAGACAGCAGCTCCGGAGCTGGAAGGAAAACTCCAGTGCGGGGCGGTGGATGCAGAAACCCCTGCGCCCTTCGCCACCTACAGCACACCGGAGGAGCAGCCCATCCGCACTAAGGATGGGATCTGTGGATACGAGACGGTGTTCGAGGTAGAGGTCTTTGACAGCCGGGTAGCCGGGGCGGAGTCGCTCAAGCGGAAAGTCCGTGGAGCCGTTGAAGGACTTGTGGTGGACGGAAGGGTGTGCCGCCACCGGAATTCTTCATCGGACTATTACCCGGACTACGATTTACACAGCTGGACATTAACATTTAAAGTGATATAATATTATGGCAGAACAAGTTGGAAACAAGCAAGTCATCCAAGGCGAGGACATCATCGTCACGGTGGATGGCAAACCCACGCTCCATGCCACCTCCCATACGCTGAAGGTAGATCTGGAGGTGAAGGATGTCCGCACCAAGGACACCAACGGCAAGGAGAAATATCCGGGAGACATCTCATGGAGCGTAGATGTCGAGGGTCTCGTGGTCATTGATGCAGACCTTGCATCATCCCACGACAAGCCAGAGGACATCCTCCAGACGATCCTCTCAAAGACCAATGTCGGTGTTGTCCTCAAGGCCAACATCCAAGGTCTTCTGACAAAGAACTACAGCGGAAACGGATACATCACATCCTTCTCGCTGGGAACTCCGGCAGGCGACAACGCCACCTACAACTTTAGCATCACCGGAAGCGGAAATCTCAATCCGGTCAATCCTTCATAGCGCATGCGCTATCCATTCATCGTAATTGAGCCAAGAGATTATGTTGACTATTACTATCGCTGGAAATCAGTACCCCGTCCACTTCGGACTTCGTGGCCTAAGCACTTTTACAAAAAAGACAGGCATCAGTTTCGGGGAAATCGTGACCGCAAAAGATGCCGCCAGCTCGCTGGACGGTATTGTTGCACTCGGAGTTCTCGGACTCAACGAAGGAGCCAGAAAGTCCGGGAATCCGCAGGCTCGCAAGTTCACAGAGGATGACCTCTGGGATGCTTGCGATGCGGATCCGGGCATCATCCTCCAGATTGCGGATGCCTTCGCTGCCTCCATCAAACCTCTGGTGGATAAGCTGGACGGAGTGGTTGACCCAAACTCCTGACCTCCGGTTCCGATGGCGAATCATCACCTCCGACCTACGAGAAGTGGTTTGCCATTGGAGTCGGCCAGATGGGAATGAGGCCATGCGACTTTGAAGAGCTGACCCCGGCCGAATTCTTCTACGCATGGGCTGGCTGGGTTTCGTCCCGGATCGCCCGGCAGAAGGAGCAGTGGGAGCGCACCAGGTGGCAGACTTGGGTGCTCACATGCATTCAGCTGGATAAGAAAGACCGCAAGGAGATGACCGCCATGTTCCCGCTGCCTTGGGAGAATGCCCCGGCCCCGGCCATCAAGTCCTCGGCCGAGCTCACTCCGGAGGAGAGACAAAAACGAATAGACGAATTGATGAGATGTGTAAACAGTCCAGAATCATGACTTTTCTTATTGCCGCAGTCCTCGCTGTGCTGTCGGCAATATCCTGTGCCTCGCTGCGGATATCGAGGTCATCGCAGGCCGTTTCGCAGCGGCAGGACAGCCTCATCGTGGATTACATTCGCAGCGAATTGGAGACCGGGCAGATAGAGCTTGAGACCACCCGGATCGAGTTCTATCCGTCCCCGGACACTCTCCGGCCATGCATCCGGAATCCCACTGCGGGGCCTGTCAAATCTATCACTCTAACCAAGATCCACGCGACCTCCGAAAAGGAGGTCTCTGTGGATAGCAGCAGTGTGGCGGGATCCAAGGCCGAGGAACATTCCGAGGAGGAGAAAACTTCGGATGCGGAAGTCAACGAACCACCAACGGCTACCAAGTTCAACACCACCCTCAAGAGCATCGCATGGATTCTGGGCCTGCTGCTTGTCGGTTATATCGTTATCAGAATCAGAATCGCCAGAGCAAAGAAATGAAAACGCCCATATCCTACTACGGTGGCAAACAGTCCATCCTCAAACATATCCTCCCGCTGATCCCGGAGCATACCCTTTACACAGAAGCCTTCTGCGGAGGATGCTCGGTGCTGTTTGCCATCCCGCCTTGCGAATGCGAGGTCATTAACGATGTCAATACCGAGCTCATCAACTTCTACAAGATCGCCAAGGAAAGGTACGATGACCTCAAGACGCTCATCGACAGCACCCTGCACAGCCGGGAGATCCACGCCCACGCCAAGCACATCAACCAGCACCCGGAGTTCTTCAATCCGGTGGAGCGAGCATGGGCAGTCTGGGTGTGTTCCAAGTTGGGGTTTGCCTCCATGTTGGATGGGACATTTGGGTATGATCGTCAGGGGACGACAACCAAGAAACTCCGCAATGCCAAAGACGACTTTACCGAGGCTCTCTGCGGTCGGTTGAATCACTGCACCATCGAGTGTGAAAACGGCATCAACCTGCTCAAACGATACGATTGCGAGGGGGCATTCCACTTTGTGGATCCACCCTATGTGGGCACGGACTGCGCTCATTACAACGGCACTTTCAACGAGCAGGATTTCGAAGAGCTTCTGGAGGTGTTGGCAAACTGCAAAGGCAAGTTCATGCTCACGATGTTCCCGCATCCCCGGATCAAGGACTATGCGGATCGGTACGGCTGGCATATCCACACGCTCGACCGTACTATCACCGCCAGCAAGACTTCCCGCAGGCGGCAGGAAGAGTGGATTACTTGCAACTATGAGATCGAGGAGAAATAATGGTATCTCGGCCTGTCTCAAAGGGTTGCATCTGGCATGTCTAAGTGCTTGAAAATAAGTGCATTATTTGTCGAAAATAAAGTCGAATTAACTTGATATATCCGAATAATGTAGCGACCTTAGATGTGCCGGAAGGCAGCAAGTAAAACCTTAATAGACAGACAATTATGACACGCAAAGAAACCCTTCTCACCCAGAAGTATGAACTCCAGAACCAGCTCCGCACCCTTCGTGGCGAAGAGCCCAGAGACATCGCCCTCCTTACCTCCGGATGGAAATTCCAACAGGCAGTAAGGGATGCACGCGAATACAGCCTCAAGCAGGAAATCGCGCAGCTCGAAACTGCCATCGCCAACCAGAAAGCCGAGAACGAGAAGAAGGCCAAGACCGAGGCCTATTTCGCCACCGAGGAGGGCAAAGCCCACAAAGCAGAGCTCGAAAACCAGAAGAACATCCAGATCGGAGCCTACAACGAGTACAGCAATAACAGCCTCGAAGAGATGAAGCACTGGATCAAGGACTTCCTCGGAGAGCACTGGACGGTGAAGTTCATGAACGACACCTGCATCGAGTTCGCGGTTTGGAATGCCGAAACGGGCAAGTTCGCCTTCGGACAGGATATCGAGGTCAAGGCCGAACAGCACTACTACTTCAACGATAACAAGGAACTCTTCGAAACGAATGTCGGCAGCACCGGATCCTTCAACATCGAGGAGCAGGAGATTGGCGACCGAGCCCGCTTCTACATCGACCTTGGGAAGTTCCTCAGCGACCCCGCGAAGCTCGCTCGCCTCAAGAACCGGATGTTCCTTTTCGCGGAGACTCTTGAGGATATCAGAGACTGCGTCCGCAGGATCAATGCAGAGCTCGAAAATCCTCTCGGTCTCTAAACGAAATCCACCCCTAAGCGGCCACCCGGAGAGGGTGGTTTCGCTCGTTCATGCCGCCTGTCTATTTCCTGTCTAAATGCTTGATAATAAGTGCGATAAATGTTGAAAATAAAGTCGAATTAACTTGATATATCCAAATAATGTAGCGACCTTAGATGTGCCGGAAGGCAGCAAGTAAAACCTTAATATACAGACGATTATGAACGCAAACACCACCGCCACAATCAAGGCCCTCACCGCAAAAATGAATGCAGCCAAAGCTGAACTCCAGAAGGAACGCGCAAACAAGGATCGCATCCTTCGCCCCTTCGCTCATAAGGGCCTCGATGACAGCTTCGACTTCCCGGATGAATACTACGAGAGCGCAAAGCGCATCCGCGCTCTTCTTGAGTTCGGAGGGAAGTGCCAGAAGGCCATCAGCCTCCTCAAGGAGATCGAGAACAACGAGTTTAACTTTTAATCAAGGGAGGACAAGACCATGACCGCAGCAGAAACCGCACTTCGCACCTACCTTGAGAACAACACCGAGGCTTGCAGTATTTGCCTTGCAGACGAATATGCCCACGGCCACATCGCCTTCTGCATCCGGGGCGGGTACCCGATCCACACCGTTTTCATCAACGCAGAGGACGACCTTTACTTCTACTCCCGCAGGCCCGGCCACCTGCAGGCAAAGGGTTACATGAAGCCCACGGAGCAGGAGATCATTGACCTCATCCGCTACATCAACCGCGAGCTCGTTGGCTGGGAAATGATAAAGTATTAAGCCATGACAGCTCCAGAAGTTATAATGCACGCAAAGCATATCCTTACAAACGCTTTGGCCGATATGGATGCATTGCTTGCGATGTACAACGATAAAGAAGTCCAAACGATGGATCTTCTGATGACGCGAAAGGAGGCCGCTTATTATCTGGGGAGAACGGTCAAATCAATCGACCGCTTATGTCGGGAAGGGAAAATAGTCAAAACCTATCTTGATGGTCAACCTCGCATTAGGAAGAGTGAACTACTTCGATATCGTGGGATTGTCTTTGAAGATGCCCAGAAGCAGGGATCGGAGTTGGACGCAATATTAAAGAGATTCAGAACGATAAAAAGGAAGTAGCTATGCCACAAAGAAGAATGCCGCACGGTGTCAAGGTTGGCGACACCATAAGAATAACGAAATTGGACGACCCATATGACAAGTCTTATGTTGGCAGGGAAGGGGTTGTCGAGTTCATTGACAGCATGGATCAGATCCACGGCTCGTGGGGTGGTCTCGCGCTGATCCCCGGAGAGGACGACTTCATCGTCATAAAGCGGGCCGATTCTTAGGCCCGTGGTTTTACTTGCTTTCTAACTCCGGGAACAACAAGGGCCGCAGCGATTGCGGCCCTTTTCTAAATCTAATCTCTTTATCTTTTGATCTTCGATGCACCTTTGTGACTAAAATAATCATCCGGTAGCTTTTTTTTCTTGGGCAATTCTCCATTTGCTGGGATGCGAACTTTGGGGTGCCCCGTGTTGAAACAATCATCACACCCTAAACCATCACATGTGGGGCACCAGAGGGTAATATCAAAATAGTAGTCAGGCGTTGAAGGATCTTTATAAACCCCACCTGTAGAAGTTCGCAAAACAGGATCAACCCCGTTCTCTCCCCATAAATGATTGTCTTGTTTTACGGGTCGTTTATTCCAATCTCCGTCAAAATCGATATTTGAAACAACAGAAGAACAACCCTTTACTAAAAGGGTGATGACCACAATTCCGAGCCCAATGAAGAGTAATACAGTACCGCAACCAGAGCCCAATGAAGAAGCTGAGCCTCTATAATACCCCATATGATTCTATTTACTAAAACGCGAATTGGATGAACTTCACAAAGATAATACTAATTCATGACTGCGACAATGTCTCACTTGAAAACAACCTTGTCCACCTACCTTTACCACATAAAAGGAATAATGGACAATGGCTGTTTTCGGACTCAAATATTGGGCGGAAATGCGCTCCAAATACCAGGGGATCCTGTGGAAATGCGAGATTGCCCAGCGGGGTTACACCGGGCCATCAGAACAGATGACATTCTCCGGCATTTCTCCCATCAAGATCACATGGGAGCGGAGGGGAGATGATTTCTACACTCCCGTAAAGGCATCCGAAGCCAGCGTCAATATCCTCTGCACTCACAATTTCCATTACCTCGGCCTCTTTACATCCGATCCCCGCGAATACCGGATGTCCCTTTACCGGAACGGCACTCTATTCTGGAGGGGCTTTCTGGTGGCCGACCTGTACAGCGAGAAGTTTGCGGCTCCACCATACGAGATCACGATCAAGGCTGTAGATGGATTCAACATCCTCTCCAACATCGATTTCAAAGACATCCTCGGCATGGGGACGACCGGGAAGAAGAATCTCTACGACCTGCTCTCCACTTGCATCAGCGTTCTGGAGCTTGATATGAGCGTTAGTCAGTGGATTGACCTTATTCCGGAGGGCCTTACCGATACAGCCAGTCCGCTTCTTTATGTCAATCTGGATCTTGCTCGGCTATTCTATGTTTACGAGAATCCGACCTATCGTGATGTGCTCGAATTATGTCTGGCCCCATTCGGAGCGCAGATTTTCCAGAGTGGCGGCTGCATCCATGTCCGGAGGGTGGTTTCGCTGTACGATGAATACCGCCCGTGGTATTTCTCCAACCTTGTGCATGATCGCAAGAAGGTGGAACGCATGACCACCGAAGATGATGAGCGTCTGACGCAGCGGGGGAAGATCCGTATCGTGTCGGTTGAGTCCACCCGGCAGATTCAGACAGATCTCTGGGAGGATGGATTCTATATGATTGGGGAAAACACAACTCTCGATATTGTCCCGGCCATCAGGAACATTAGTGTGGCGGTCAAGAACAAGGCTCTCGATAACCTTGCGGAGCAGCTGGGATTCACCGTTCCATCCATGTGGGGCAACAACAACGGAGACCTGACCTTCGGGGCAGATGGCTCCATGACCCTCACCGGGAATAGCGACCACATTGGCAATATCCTCCAGACAACCGGATGCCCGGTGAAGCAGTGCAACTTCGATCTCAAATGGGAGATGATGCTAAAGCCTCGGTATTCCAGCTACACCAGCCCGGCCAGCGGCAGCTCATCTTCCCATACATCCCGGCCACATACTGTAACCATCCATTTCGGAGTTAAAATCGTAGGGGGTGGCAGCACATATTGGCTGGATGCCGATGGCGGCTGGAACGACTACGAGACCGACATGGAGGTCGATGTCGAGACCGGAAATGAAGCAAATTTCAAGCTGGAGATTGATGGGATCCCGATCGATGGGACATGGTATTTCTACATCCACCAGACCCTCGTTGGCCGCAGGACATCGTATGGCCATACCTATACCAGCACATACGAATTCATGATTCTGCGCGATATAAAAATGTCCATAGATGCCGGAGACATTTACGATCAAGGGCTGCTGTACAAGACATTGGTGAATCCGGCCAACAATGCCGATCTGGACATCCAACTCCCGGTGAGCGACATCCCGGCCATCCCGAATGATCTGCTGCTTTATTCGCTCTATTTCGAGAAATACAACGGTGGCCCCACCCGGCTCTGGCGCACCAAGGGCAAGGAGGACTACGCAACGCTCGTCGACCACATGGCCTTGGCCTGTCTCAAGATGCGCCAGCTCCCGGCTAAGCGGCTCAACGGAGAAATCTTCACTTCTCTGCATCTGGACTTGAATTCCGTCATTCTGGATGATAAATACCTGCATGCAGGATTCTTTGTGAATTCGCTGGAGGTGGATGGCCTTGGAGGCTCCTATAATGCAGAGCTCGTGGAACTGCCCCGTCTGGTTAATCCGGATATCCCTCCTCAAGGAGATGACTG